TATATTGACGAACAAAAAGACTTCATAGATATGTTTGCAGAAATCATGGAACAATTTTTGCCTTTGATTTTTACAAAGAACAGAGATTTACAAGTAGCAGACTCGGTATTGTATCTTTTCAAAACCCGTGACAACATAGAAAACTACAATAAAAAGGCTCTATATATTCTCATTAGAGAAAGAACAGGTATAAAAACACAGTACATAACAAATGTCATTACCAAGTTCAAGTTTATCTACGGAAAACTCTATGAGGCATATTCAGACGGAAGAAACATAGCCGATATGGATTGGTTTGACATTCAAGACATTATTGAGGACTAACATAGTTATAGTTATGAGCTTTGATACAGAAATATTTGGAAGTAAAAAGTTCTCGGATCTTCTAAAAGATATTTACGAGAATCAAAAAAAGAAAGACCGTCAGATAAATCTTCTGATTGCGGACTTGAAGCCTCTTATCACAAACATAGGTGATGCGGCTTTACTTGTACCCGTAATCAAAGATTACATGGAAGTATCCGTCAAGAATGACGAACATCTTGTGAAACTTGCCGCTGTTGTTCAACGTATGGTTTCGAAAACCACGGATGAAGGAAGCTCATTCTTGACAGATGAAGAAAAGGATGCTCTTCTAAAAGAGATAAAATCAATCGGTGAAACACATGAGGCGAACGATGTAAATGGCAAATCCACAGAAGATAAATCTTGATGGCGTAGATTTTGAATGGGCAGCTGCAGAAGTTGTCTCAGTAGACTATACTCAGAAAACAAGAGATAGACTCTATACTATATACTGTAAATTACTTAGTAGTGGACTTAGTAGAAGTCCAAACGATGTAATTCAGGCCCGTGCCCTTCATGCAAACATAAAACAGATTCCAATTATTGGTGAGATAGTTTTTGTTTGTCTTGCACCAACACCACATCACGCCGGTGCTGCATCTACTAAGGAATTTTACTACACGATGCCGATCTCAATACAAAGTTCGGTACATCATAACGGTTTAGCTGGTGCCTCACGGGTTCAATTAGATAGTAGACCACAAAATGAAAAAATAACATCTGCTGTACTCGGCATACCCACAAAGATAACTGATTCTAGTGTTATAAAGGAAACAATTGATCCAACATTTCCAGAACGAAAGGATTTGTTTCCAATTCAACCTTTTTCTGGTGATCTGATCATCGAGGGTAGATGGGGACAGTCTATACGTCTTGGTTCAACTGTTGATTTACGAAGAAAGTATATTTCAAATCCAAATTGGGATAAGGGTACTGGTGCAACCGGTAATCCAATCACCATAATTTCAAATGGAACAAATCCAAGAGTTGACAAAAAGTCATTCAATCAATTTCATATTGAAAGTCCTGATAATGATGACTCATCGATATGGATGACATCAGGACAGAAAGTAAAGTTTTCACCTGCTTCAAAATACTCACCTTCTCTTGTTGATAAGGAAATAGATCTGTTTAGAAAAAATGACTTTGGTGGAAATCAAGTTATAATTGCTTCTGATAGAATTATTCTGAACTCTAAAAAACAAGAGATTGTTGGTTTTGCAAAAGAAGGAATTGGATTTGCAACCGAGAGATGTCTTGCACTGAACGCAAAACAAATTCTTGAGTTAGAGGCTTCTAAAATATCACTTGGTCTAAATGCTACATCTCCACTATTACTAGGTGATAGGGTCGTTGATTTACTTGGTTCAATACTTCATCTTCTAATTGAAATGAACCAAACATTAGCAAGAGACACACATGGAACGAGTTGGGGGCCAACAACTCCGTCACTTTTTGCAGGTGAATATATTAGTTATGTTACTCAACTAAACTTGTTCTTGTCAAGATTACCGGCACTTGCTAGTAAGTTTGCGTTCGTAAATGAGTTTGCCGGTGGCGCCAAGAAATCCGAATTGGCAAAGTTTGAAAAGCTAAAACAAACAAATTTTGTACTACCTGTTCCTACAAAATTAGGTGGAGACCTCTCAGGTGGTATATCTTTCAGCAACTTGATTTGATGTTTTAGGAGATAGAACAATGGCAGTACCATCACCGAGATCTTGGTATCATAAGTCGGAAAAAGCAAATAGTAGAGGTTGGCCAGTTGGTGTAGCGGGTAATTTGTTTGGGTGTACCATAAAACCAACTTCTTCAAAATTTGAAGCCGGTATTCGTTTTATAAAGATTGGAACACGGGATCAATGGAGAAAGTGTTCGGGTGTAGGTACTGCACTTGTAAATGGGAAGGGAGCTGGAAAAGGATCATCCGGTGTTCACCCATATGTTGCTAATTTGAATGGGGGTAATTCATATTCATCATATGAAAAAACGAGAAAGTCAAAAGGCTTGCCACTATGTTGGGATGAACAAAGTAAGGTGGTAGTGAAATACCTTACAAATCTTGTTACCGCAATGAATAATGACCCTTGGGTAAAAAGTATATGTGGAAATAGAACCAGAACTGTTGGTAATATGGCAATTGGTCTTGAGAATAAAGGTGGAAGTAACGCGTTTTGTATGTCTGAAAAACAAACTACAAGGCGTGTTTTTGAATATACCAAAAATAAAACTGGATGTAAAAACAGTGCACCAGCAAAAGCTGCAGGTGCAAATTTTCCAAATAATCTAAGTACATCTCAATGTCAGAGTATAAACGTTGGCGAATGTTATGGTGAAAGAGCCTGTTCAAGTAATCATGCAGCTGGTCGTGCAATAGATTTCTTTACATATGTAGGATCGTGGTGGATGCCAGACCCATATTATTTGCCAAACTGGACTAATAGTTGTAATTTTGCACGGTATATGTTCTTTACGGAAAATGCACATAGGTATTTTTTCAGTAACATAACGAATGAATACTGGCATTGGCAGTTCAACAATCCATTAGAAAATCCTGAGGGTGTAAAATCACTCTTAGCATCTAATCCACCAGATACAATTACATCAGAAACTGGTAACGTAGAAAACGAAGACGGTACAGTTGTTACAGATGAAAGAACCGTTACCGATCAACCTGTTGTGGATGATGAACCTAACGTCGAATTTCAAGAACCTCAGGATGACACTCCAGATGGTTATGATATTGAAGAATATACATACTCATCATTGGAGGCTGTACGAGAAACTTTACCACCACTTAGTCTTGAACGAAATGAAAACACAGTGTTAGTTGGATTGAAATATCTTACTGATGATAATGAACTCATATTACTAGACAGGTATAGACGTTCTCAAAATACAGATACACGTCCTGATTACCAAGATCAATTTGGAGAAAATCAAGACACTGCTGAAAATCTGACTGATAATTCTACCTGGTCAAGTGTTCCGTCGGTTCAAGAAGATGAAACGATAAGGGCAGTCAAGACACAAGTAGACGAGCTGTCTGCTAAAAAGAATGCAATGGAATTGGAATATAATGAATTGAAAACCGTATTGGACGAGTACAAGAACATTATTGAAAAACAGTCAGGAACAGACGAAATAGATGAAGATTTACCGGCACAGTTTTGGGATAAGATAAAATCACAACAGAAGAATCCTGAAGGTAATCTAAATAAAACGTTGGAGGCTGTTTTTTCCAACGGTAAAAATGCAGAGGAAATAATCTCAGACCTAACGTCTAAACTAAATCGCATAGAGTCTTCTATAGGCACTATGGATGCAAAAATAAACTCTTTACAAAAACAACTTGAAATCAAAACCGAAGATTTGGAAGAAGCTAGAAGTGAAGTGGAAAAAAGAGTTTCTAATTACATAAATTCTAGTGGTATTGGAACGGTGGTAAGTGATGTAACAGGATTGGGTGACGATGCCACTGATAGTATAACACGTACCATAAATAGTGGTTCTCTGAAAGAATTTGACCTATATGATCCGGGTGATAAAGTAGACAAACTCGATATAAAACTAAAGAAACTAACACCACCAAAACTTTCTGATTTAGCGACTATACTTGCCGGTGGGTTATCATTCAAATCATTGTTATCTTCACTATCTTCATTCAGTCTACCGGGATTGGGTGAATTGGATGATATAGCTCAGTATGCAGATCAGGCAAAGGCACTTTATGACGGTGATCTATCAACTCTTACTTCAACTCTAGGTGACGTTGGAGCATTAGATGCCATAAACTCGTTTGAAGAACTAAAATCACTACAAGCTAGTGTTGGTTCAATTATTGAAGAAGGTAAGAAGATATACGAGCAAGGAAAAAAGTATTATGATGAGGGTAAAGCCATAGCAGATAAAGCATCTAAGGCTTACAAAGAATATGAAAACTTGAAGAAACAAGGTGAGGCTGCTTGGAAAGAAGGTGGTCGTCTTTGGAATGAAGCTAAGGCAGAAGTGGATAACTTGAGAAATGAGGCTGGTCAATTATTAGAAGAAGCTAAAAATTTACCGGGTAATCTCCGAGATGCCGCTATTGCAAAGGCAAATCAATTGGAGCTAGAGGCAAAGACTAAAATAGAGTCTCTAAAGAAAGAAGGACAGGTCAGACTGGATTCTGTGAAAAAAGAATATGATTCATTGAAAACGCAATCTGAAGATTTACTGAATAAAGGAAAAACATTATTAGAGGATCCTAAAGTTGTAGCTGCCAATGAGGCTCAAGCTAAATTAGATGATGCAAAACAATCAGTTGATCTTCTAAAAGATTCATATTCTGGAGATGTGGTTTCAACCATAGAGAGTGCAGTAGAGAAAAAACAAGCTTTTGATACTGCTATAAACAAAGTCATTTCTACACAGAAAGCTCTCTTGAATTCAAAAGAAAAAACAAACATAACTAAAGAGCCCGTAAAACATTTCCCCAAAGACTTCCGTCCATTCTCTGAATGGGTATTAGCTAGAGAGAACGAAGTATTGAATATTGAAGTTCCACAGGGAGGTCAAAGTACAACAACTGATTCTACTCAATTAGTTACGGTAGAAGGATCACCGACTTTATTGACAAACACAATACCTACCGATGATATTGGAAGTCAATTATCAAATCAAACATTGACACAATCTGCTCCAGTACAATCAAACCCATACATAATTTACAGGGGTGCTACTGGAAAGATAAATAATCCAACACTTGCTCAAATGAATAGTGGTACTTATACCAACTTTGGATTTGAGAGAATACCTACCCAATTCAAATCATACTTTGATTTTGGTAAGAGTGAATCTACACCTGTAAATTTGAAAAAGTTATTTGACGGGTATCTTGATTCTATAATGAGTCCAATTGATGTTGCACTTCTTTTGAATCCTGGTAATGTAGGTATGTTCAACAATGTAGCTCCTTATGGATTCGGTGAGGGTAGTGAATTGGCAGCTGCCGTTACATTCCAAAAAACAACTCAACGTTCTGTTGGGTCTTTATTCTCAAAAGGAGGAATTGGTACAGAAGAACAACCTAACTGGGCATATAATCCTGAATGGGCAGGTTTATATCTAAACTTCTTGTTAGAAGAGAACGGGGTGTTTCAATCAGATGAAGATTTCCTAAACTTCAGAAAAATAGCAAATGTAGAGAAGTATGTCAATGAGGGACATGGGTTGAAATTGAAAAATACGGCACCTTTGACTGAAATACCAAGAAGTTTTCCAGGCGCTGTTATTGCTTATTTTGATAAAGCTACAAGAAAAGGTCACGCTGAATTACTACTGAGAACAACAATTGGTGGGTTTATAACTCTTGCTGGAAACATACAACTAGATCGTGTCTCTAAGTTTGGTGCAACACATGGGTTCAAAACTTATTATTCCCTAAAAGAATTCTCACCTTCAAATGATGTTTACATCATAAAGAGAGGTAAAAAGAATGGTTGGACTGTAAATGGTAGATTGGATGGTAGAATAAAGAGAACACCGGCATTGAATGAGTATATGTTATCGATTGAAAATTCGAATTCCCCCAAGAACACAAAACTTTTTGCCGAGGCATACAACATACTTAGGGGTAACGTATCCGATTCCGTCTACACTAGAACTAGTGAAATCAAATTGACACAAGACAATAAGTTGGCTTTGACCGATCAATCATTCAACATACATACCTACAATGATATTTATCTAAGTGGAAGCATTGATCTCAATAACTATAAATTCGATTCCATCTTGAATCCAAGTGAATTTACAGGTGGACACTAATAACACTCAAAGGAATGTTTATGGATACTTCAAAATTTTTGAAACAAATTCGTGCTATAATTCGAGAAGAAATAGAATATGCACTTGACAAAAAATTGAATGAATCAACGAAGAAAAATGACGTAAAAACTCTAAATCATGGTATGAGTCTTATGAAGGAACTTGGTGTATTGAAAAAAGAACAAGTCAAGAAACCAAAATCATCTAAAACAGGTTTATCAAGCATTCAAGATATTTTGAATGAAACACGAATGTCTATGGAAGCAGCTATGGATGACGATTATCCTGAGATGAGATTCACTACCGATTCAATTCATGCTGGTAGACACGTTCCGAACATGGTTCCTGATGGATATAGTGAATCGGAACTAACACCGGAAGTATCTAATGCACTTACACGAGATTATTCTGCCCTGATGGCAAAGATCAACGAAAAAAAGGGAGTGTGATAATTGTTCAGGAAAAAAACGATAATAACCAACCCGGCTGTTGTATCTAGAATACCACAAAAAACTAGAGGAATCGGCATCAGTTTACCGTTCAATAATCCGAATGGTATTTTCTTCACCACATATCTAAACCGAAATCAGGTTTTTTCAAATTTGAAAAATCTTCTAATGACCTCAAAGGGTGAACGCTATTTCCAACCAGACTTTGGTACAGACATCAGAAAAATTTTGTTTGAAAACATAAGTGATGAAGAAGACTTCAAAGAAAAACTAAGAGGTGAGATACTTGCAGCAATATCATATTGGATGCCATACCTTTTTGTAGACACTCTCACTGTAAATGTAAACATGGATGAAGACGGTAGGGTAGATGATCCTTCTCATGCAGTCGGTATTTTTCTTCGAGTCTCTATTACTGGTACAGGGATATATTTGCCGGTCAGGATATTTATATCTGAAACAGCAACGATTCGTATAATTGAAGAGGCACAGAACTAATGGCTGATCTAATAAAAAAGGACGTTCGTTATCTATCTAGAGATTTCGGATCTTTACGTCAAGGTCTAATTGACTTTGCCAAGAACTATTTTCCAGATACGTATCAGGATTTCAATGAAGCATCTCCTGGTATGATGTTTATGGAAATGGCCGCATACGTTGGTGATGTATTATCATACTATACGGATGTTTCGTTGCAGGAGTCTATGATATTGAATGCAACAGAGACTCAGAATGTGATAAACCTGGCTCAGTCTTTTGGTTATAAGCCAAAGACTTCTGTTGCTGCTAACGTGATATTAGATGTGTTTCAGTTAGTTCCTGCAATTGGAACTGGTGCAAATAACAGACCCGATTGGAATTATGCATTTGCAATAGAACCAGGAATGTTAGTTGCCCATTCTGGTGATTCAAACATAGAATTCAGAACCATTGATTATTTAGACTTCAAATTTAGTAGTTCATTTGACCCAACAGAAGTTTCTATTTTTGAAATAGATGATATACTCAATGAACCAACATACTATCTTTTGAAGAAATCAGTAAAAGCTGTTTCTGGTCTACTAAAGTATCAGGACTTTGAATTTGGTTCACCACTTCCGTATGATAAAGTTGATTTGATTGACTCATCTATAATTGAAATTTTATACGCCATAGATTCTGATGGCAATAAGTGGCATCATGTACCACACTTAGCACAAGACACTATATTTGAACCCGTAATAAACATACCAAGAAATGATGTATCGTTATCGGCACATAGAAGTGAAACTCCATATTTGTTGAAATTACGAAAAGTTGCTAGACGATTTTCAACTAGACTTTTTAGAACAGAGACTGGAGCAGAAGATACATACGAAATACAATTTGGTGCCGGTGTTTCTGAATTCGATGATGAGTTACTGATACCTAATCCAGATTTGGTAGGTAAGTCACTTACAGGAATTGAATCATCAACATCAGTTGATATAGACCCATCCAATTTTCTATACACAAAGACTTATGGTTTAGCACCTAGCAATACTACTCTAAGAATTTTCTATACACAAGGTGGTGGACTTAGGGACAATGTTCAAGTAGATTCATTGACTCGAATTTCTCAGAGAACAATAAATCTTGATGAAACAGGGTTGGACAATACATTATATCAACAAGTGATAGGTAGTCTTGCTGTAACAAATCCTCAACCAGCTACTGGTGGTAAAGACGGAGAAACATTAGATGAAATACGTCAGAATGCACTTGCTTCTTTTGCAGCTCAAAATCGAGCAGTAACAAAAGAAGACTACATCATACGTGCTTATAGTTTACCTCAAAAATATGGTTCTATTGCAAAGGCATACATAACAAAAGATACACAACTCACTGAAGAATCTGTATTCAACAGTGATCGTGTTGCAAATGATCTTGCTTTGAATTTCTATGTTTTAGGGTATGATGCATCCAATAAACTAACAACACTAAATGATGCAACTAAAGAAAACTTGATAACATACATAAACTATCACAGAATGTTGACTGATGCAATAAACATAAAAGATGCATACATAATAAACATTGGTGTTGAATTTGACATCATTACACTTCCAGATCAAAACGGAAACCAAGTAATTCTTCGTTGTATCGATAGATTGAAACAATATTTTGATATAAAGAAGTGGCAAATAAACCAACCTATCGTGATAAGTAACATTTATACCGAAATTGATAAGGTCGAGGGTGTGCAAACAGTTTCTAGTGTGAAGATTACAAACCTAAATGATATTGCATTGGGGTACTCTCCAAATGCATATAGTATAGAAAGAGCAACAAAGGATGGTATTATTTTCCCATCTCTTGACCCATCTATTTTTGAAATCAAATATCCTGATAATGACATTATCGGTAGAGTGAGGGCATTCGGATGATATACACAATATATCCAAAATTTGATGCTACTATTTACGAAAAAACAGAATCTCTGAATACCGGAACAGATTCTGTTTTGGAATTATCACATGAATTGATTGGTAGTGCTTCAAAATACAACAGTCGAGTACTTCTGAAGTTCGATGTATCAAGTATAGAATCTGATGTAAATGCCGGAAAAATATCTGCGGATGCAAAATACTATCTACAACTAAGAGCATCAGATGTCAGAGAGATACCACAAGAATATACAGTATATGCGTATCCTGTAAGTGGTTCTTGGACAAATGGAACTGGAAAATTTGCAAACAATCCTGCAACTACTGATGGAGTTTCTTGGAAATACAGATCATCAAAGGCACTCAATAATTTGTGGGGAGTTACCGAAGTAACTGGTGGTTTGAATTACGAATGGGACGAAATATCCGAGTCGTGGGTAGATGCCGATCTCATATTTGGAGCACTATATGCATCCGTAACGGGTTCTTATTTTTCAACCGTTGGTGGTGGTACTTGGTGGACTTGGGATGGTGCTGAATGTACACAGTCATTTTCATTTGAAACGGGCGATATTTACATGGATGTCACATCAATTGTTAACAAATGGATAACTGGTTCCGGTAGATTTGATAATGAAGGTTTCATCCTAAAGTTTTCAAATGAGATAGAGTCATCGAATCAAACACTTGTTAGTTTGAAATTCTTTTCAACAGATAGTAACACCATATATGTTCCAAGACTCCACGTCGTTTGGGATGACTCAGTATTTTCTACGGGAAGTCTGACTCAGATACCATTTGATAATTCAGTTGTAAATCTTCAATTGAATCAAACATATTCTGAAAAAGAAAAGACAAAGATAAGAATAAATGTAAATGAAAAGTATCCAACAAAGACTTACACAACGGAATCATACTATACACGTAATTTTTACTTACCAACTTCGTCGTATTATGAAATACGAGATGCACATACTGATGAAATAATCATAAGATTTGATGAAACTGGTTCTAAAATTAGTTGTGACAGTAATGGTAATTATTTCAAATTGTGGATGAATTCATTTCAACCAGAAAGATTTTACAGAGTATTGATAAAATCAGAAACAGATGGTGGTGACGTTAGTAAAATATTTGACAACAATTATTACTTCAAGGTTTCTAGATGATACGAATTGAAGACTTTTTGTTTTTGGAAAATGTAGAACAATCACAGGCAGAATCTCTGATTGGTATTTATGGTAATCTTTCGTTTGATACAAGTCAAGAGTTTAGAGACTTTTTCGAAAGTCAAGGTGTTCGACTTGTTATCAAGAATGTCACAGAATCAGTTATAGCAACTGATGATACTCAGGTACTATTGGAAAGACTGAAAAATTTCAAATCATCAACAGATTACGATTACGTAAAAAAGTATATCGTTCGAGAAAAATTGATAGAAGAGGCAGTTCAGGTAGGTAAAATTGAAGTTGCAAAAAATGAGTTCGATTCACTCACAAAAGAAGAATTGGATCCGTTCTTTGGATTTATTGTTAGGAAAATACTAACAGGAAACGAGAATGGAGTCTTACCGTCTGAGAATCTGAAGGCAATACTGGATGAACAAAACAGACGAAACACAGAGGTAAACTTAGACCCCACGGTTCCGGTTGAAAGAGACTCGACTGGTAAAATAGTTTCTTTCAAGAATTACCTGAAGAACAGAGGATTTGTTTCATTTGATACCACAACTGAAAGATATATGCCAAGAAGTTTTGATTACGTTGTAGATAAAACGTTTACTAGTATACCAGAAGCCGTAGATGCTGAACGTTATGTCTTAGAAAAGGCAGAAGAATGGGCCACAGATATAAATGTAAGTGCAGATGAAGCTGTTTTCTTGGAAAAGTTGAAAAGACTGATCAATGAAGATTCTACAAGTGTACCCGCTTTGGAAACGAAGATAGAAAAATTACAATTGCAATTGAATGAGGCGGAAGAGGTTCAACAAAATCTAACAGACACTAACGATAATCTTTTAGAAGCTATAGAACAGTTATCAGTAGAGTTCAATGCAAAAGTTGCCGAGGTAGAGGTAAAAGATTCACAGATAATTACATTGAATGAAACAATAGATTCGACCTTGACCGATCTCGGTACATCTGTAACTTCACAAATTGAAAATGCAGCCGATGCCTTCGATTCACTCTCATCGAAACTTGAAGAACAGGCTAAACGAGCAGAAGAACAGGCAAAGGCTCAACTTGATGCATTCAAGGATGGTATCGGAGCTATAGCTGCTGCCCTACAATCATCACAGGTAAGTGGATCAAATGGAACTAATACAGGAAGTGGTGGTGGTTCAACTAATAATCAAACAGGTGGGGGTTCAAATGAATCAGAAAGTCCATTACCTATAACCGAAACTGAATTCAACAACCGAAGACAACAATCTGTTGATGCCATTAGAAATCCAAAAATAACAATTTTCACTCTAAGACTTGTTAGAGATACATTAGGAATTATTCTTGATTTGGGTGAGGCTGTAGAAGGTTCAAGTTACATAACTGATCAAGAACAATTGAAAATAGTACGTGAGACTAAACAGAGAATTTCAAATGAAGTGAAAGATCTGAAATACAATAGAACTAATGTTGATAAAGTATCCACCATTTGGGTTGATCTGAAAGAAGCTGGTCTGATTTCTACAACTACAAGTAGTGGAAGTGGGGCTGGGGCGAATACACCAAACAATGATTTCTTAACAGAACGAGAAGAACGACTGAGAGTAGCAGAAATACTTTCAATAGTCAGTCGAAACAGAATAGAACGAAACTCTCTACAACTTGAAAGTTTACGTGAGATTTCAAAAATCTTCAAAGAATTCAATGGAACAACTTTTTCAACTGAATCTGTTCTCACAGTTAGAGATGAATTCAAAGGTGCTTTTTCAGAGCCAGATACCAGTAAGGTCAAATCATTTAGAGAACAAATCGTTAGTGAAATAAGAAAAATATCTATACCAAACACAGACGATAGACTATTAGATAAAATATGGAAATTTTTGACGGATCTAGGGTTGACATCAGCATCAACAACTGGAAGTGGTGGTAGTCGTGGTGGTGGAAGTGGTGGAAGTATAAGAGGACAATAAGATCGGGAATTCTAATGTCAAATTTCAATTACAAAAATATAAAAGAAATCAATAGAACCAATACTCCTGTTTTTGGTCAAACAATAGCTACTGAACAACTTAGTTTGTTAGAGAAAGCTGCTGTAATACCACAACTCGATGTAAATGATTCCTCATTTAGACAAGAACTTCATGTGTTTTTGTCAAATTTGGTATATCAAAAATCGGAACACAATGTAAAAACAGGATACTTGTTGGAAACGTTTGGAGAAAGAAAAGCTCCTGAGTTTGCATTAGATGTCCACTCTGATATACGTAACTTACTTTTACCCGCTAACACATACAAAGTAGTTTACAATTTCCATAAAGACTACATTGGGTCGTTTGATTCAAAAGATAAACTATTCATATCAGAAATATCTGAAGATAGAACTGAAATAAAACTATCACTTACGAATCCAGATTCATCTGATGGTAAAACAAAATTAGCATCCTTTGTTTTAGAAAATCTAAAGCCAAAGAAATATGTACCACCGATAATTCTGAATTTTGGTTCAAATGTCATATTTGACATTATCAATATCACGTCGGTTGGTGATCCAACTTCTTTTTATGCAAAGCTTTATGAACCATTAGCGAACGATATAGACATATATACGTACTGCTGGGTATCGGTAAGACTGTTGCAACCGTACATAGACACGGTAACATATGTTGCAGAACAAATACAGGTAGAACCTAATTTCATATCTGGTCCTAACTTTGAAGTAGATTATGATTATTGGGTAGTCTCCGAAACAAATTACAAGTCATGGTCTGAAATTCTTTCAGAGAATATCCAAACCTCAGAACAAATTCTAAGTCGGTATATATCGTCTTCGGCTTCACCTGTAACATTGAACATAGATTACGGTGAATTTAGAAACTTTATCTATTACTCTAATGCAGAAGAACGAGTAGATAACTTTATTTTCAAAATGGGCCTACTTGAAAACTACAGAACCGAGTTAGCTATACTACAAAATTATTCTGCATCTGTAACGAGTCCTAATCTGATAAAGGTTCGTAGACTTCGTGACACGTTGATAAATGGATTTGACGGTTTTGAGAAGTATCTATACCAATCTTCTACGGGTAGTATAAACTACACATATCAAATTAGTTCATCAATAAAACCGTTTCCTAAAATTGAATTAGACGTTACTGCTAGTAACTTTGATTTGGTTACAAAAGAAGGTAAGTTCAATTTTCAATCCATATCATCAAGTATTGTACTTGATTGGGGTAATGATCTATTAGAACAAGCCAGAGAATATGATGCTAAAAATTACAATGCCTTGGTAAAAGCTGTTCCGGACTTTATATCAGAAGATGTAGATAACTCAGCTGCAATATCTTTCGTAAATATGTTGGGTCAACACTTTGATGTTCTTTACTTATACACGGATCATATACTCAAAAAAAATCTAAGGAGAGAAAATCCAAAAGATGGTGCATCACAGGATTTGGTATATGAAATAACGAGGAACATGGGATGGACGCTCACACATGGAACTTCTGCAAAAGACCTATGGGAATATGCACTTGGTGTAAGTGGAAGTGGAGATCCAATTTGGACAGGAAAAACAAGTGTAAGACGTGATCTATCTAAGACATATGAAGAAAGAACAAAAGAAGTTTGGAGACGTATTCTAAACAATCTTCCATACATCTACAAGACAAAAGGAACTGCAAGAGGTATACGGGCACTATTAGCTGCATATGGTATTCCACAGACTCTTTTATCTATTAGAGAGTTTGGTGGACCAGATAATGCAGACCTCGGTATAATACCAAGAACTGAGTGGGAAAAGCATACTTACTATTTCAACTTCTTTGGTAGTTTACCTACACCAACAACAAACAGATATATCTATGTACCGTGGGAAGAAGTGACTACGGTAAATAACACAAATCAATATCCAGATACAGTGACATTCCGTTGGAAAATGGAACCTGAATTTGCCTACAAATACACTGGAAATTCAACACAGACTTTATTACAAAAAGAAAGTGGTGGTAGTGTTGGTTGGTTTGTAACAATGGACAAAAATTCTGGAACCGATGTTGGCAAAGGTAGTGTTGCATTTTGGTTAGGTGATGGAACAAACTACACCTCTGCTTCTATTTACGATGATTATTTCTACGATGATGTTCCTTTGAATCTAATGATTCGCCGAGAATATAGTACAGATAATACATCTTCAAATCAGATTTACAGTTTCTTTGTAAAGACAGGTAAGTACGGTAAACTTGTAATAGAGAGATCGGGTAGTATTATTGTTAGTGGAAGTGACAGTGGCAGTTACAACCAATCATGGGCATCGAATGGTACACTATACATCGGTTCAGGTTCAAATATACAAACAGATAACATATTATCTGGTTCGGTTTATGAACTGAGATATTGGGTAAATCAACTCAAGGAATCTTCTTTCAATAACCATGTTCTTGCACCAAGAGCTTATAATGGAAATACACCAACTTCCTCATTTTATGAACTACAGGCACAGTGGAAGTTCTGGCAACCATTTGACGTTGCGGCAACGTCAAGTTTGATCAGTTCACATCCAGATCAAACAAAGAGTTCATTTGCCACTTCACCTAAGGTTGCTACATTTTACAACTTCACATCCGAATCGTTTGAGTCAATAACTGAGACGTATAATATGGAGGTTGCTACCGTAGGAAACAATACTCCGTTTTCTCAAAAGGTACGAAATGATTCTGGTTCTTTGCTTGGTGGTCTATCAAAAGATCAATCAGTTGTAGTATCTAGGTTTGATAAGTTTTCGGTTGACTCCAACAAACTTATGATTGCCTTTTCACCACAGTCTGTTATAAATGAGGACATATACGAGGCAATAGGTTATACAACCATCGATGACTACTTTGGAGAATATTCGAATATAAACAAAGAAGAATATCCAAGACTAAAACAGTTTTCGAGAGAGTATTGGCAAAAATATCCAAACAAAAATGACTTTACTGCCTACATAAATCTGATTTCAATATTCGATTTTAGTGTGTTTGATCAAATACGTCAAATGATTCCGGCACGTGTAAATGAGATTCTTGGAATCGTTATTGAGCCTAATGTTCTTGAAAGATCAAAAGTAAGAGCTATACGTGGTATAAGTGGAGATTCTCCTGAAAAAACGGTTAGAAGAACGAATGAGATTTCATCTTCCGGTACACCGTTTGCTTCTGTATCTTCAAACAAATCCACTATCATGATTGGATTTGAGAACGAAAGCTCCTATCAAGAATTGGAAACTGAAATAGAAAATCCATTAGAATTTGAAGCATCTACTGATCTAAATGTTGCCGGTGATTTTGATCCAATAATAACACCAATCGGCTACGCAAAACAGTACAGGATGACCATATCAAGTTCACGTGGAAATTTTGCAAACTTCAAAAAAGAAATATTCAAACCGCATAGAGCAATTATACAAGTAAATACGGGTTCTTTTATATCAGAATATACTCAATACTTTACCTCTATCGCTAGAGCTAATTTTGGTAGAGTGCTTGGATCTATTTCGTCAGGAATGGGAACCGGTTTTTCAAATGTATTTGCTATCTTTGATACCAAGTTTTCAGAAACAGAGACACGAACAAATGTTGAATATTCGCCATCCAGTCCGGATGTTGGGTATGGTACTAATTGGAAACCAATTTCTTCCGATACTGGTAAGGCTTTAGCACTATTTACAACGTATCAAACTTATAGAACTGATAGTTATTATAGTGGATACAAGTTCTACTATACAAGTAGTAGAGATATTGCACATCGTACTTATTCCTCATTTGAGTATGTGACAGGTAGTAGTTTTGAAAATCCAAACAGTTTGACAAACTCTATACGAAATCACAGATTTGAAGGTTCAAAACTAACTGGACCAGATATAAATGTTGATACAAGAAGTACACCAGATGGTAAGCCGGTTATCGAGTTATTTATCGTAGATCCAAATCAGATAAACATAAATCAATACTCAGGTAACAGTGGAATCTAATAGAAAATCAAGAATGTGTATATTTATATGAGTAACAATATATTCAAAAGGAGTAACTAACATGGGTTATTTAGACAATACCTCGATTACAGTGGATGCTATCCTTACTAAAAAGGGAAGAGAACTTTTAGCTAAGGGACAAAGCCAATTCAAAATTACACAATTCGCTTTGGCGGACGATGAAGTAGATTACGATTTATGGAACCCTGCTCATCCACTCGGTTCTGACTACTACGGTGTAGTTATTGAAAATATGCCGGTTACAGAGGCAGTTCCGGATGAAACACAATCTATGAAATACAAGTTGATTACCTTACCAAAGGGAACAACTGCAATTCCTTATGTTACACTTACAACTCAAAATCCTCTTGTACTTACAGAAGGAACAATTCCTGAAAATGCAAATATCATTCCACAGACGAATTTCAATGGAACAGGAATTGCTGCTTCGGGACTAAATGCAACATTAGGATATACGGCTACAGTTCTTGATAGTACATACGTTACATTGGAGTATGTTACTAGAGCAACAATATCTACATCACCTATTACAAATATGAACGGTGATTCGGAGACTGCAAATTCAATGTCAGTTATAGGATTGACATTCAAGGCATATCCAAGTGCAAGAGCTACGAATTTAGGAAGTTCGAAGTCAACTAAAATTATTGTAACTGCCAATGAAACAGGTGGAAGAATCGTTATCCCAGTAACAGTGAATCCACTAAGTAGACCGGCGTAATTGTATAATACATGATATAGGAACAAATTATGTCAAGAATTTTTAGCCCTGTTGCAAGACCACTCGACTCTGTTGGTAGAGAAATCTTGACACCAGAAAAGGTGATTGAAACACGAGGACTTTGGTCAAACGGAACCGGTGAATTATTTACATTCTTCACCAGCTCTTTACAAAATACATCTTCTCGTGAATACTACTACGAAGTTTGGAGTTCGGCTTCATTAGACTGTGAGGATGCACAGATTTTTTCAGTCACTTACGGTAATGCAGCTGGTTCTGGATCTTTATCTCAAGGTGGAGAACAGTCTGACACACCTTCTAGGGCAATTTACTCACAGTACAGGTTGTTGTGTTTAGAGCAAGATCAAAGACTCTTTACATTAGGAGATACTAACAGTACAGCCTTTTCTCATTTTTATGCTATAAATTTCAATAGAAGTAGAGTTGGAGATAAACTCGATCCGGGTAACTTTGAACTTTCTATTGCAGAGCTAAATGGTGGAGGATTTGCAAACTCTGTTTTTACAGGAAGTAATGTTGAAGTTTCATCCTCAGATAACATTATTACTCTGATTGACGATTCCGCCGATCAAAGTGATAGTCTTGGCTATAATGGTGTTCCGTCTCCTGTTAGAAACTTAGTAAGTGGAAGTTTGGCAAATGGAATTCACAATCCATCGGCTCCTCACTATTATGGACTTGTATATGCGGATGTGGGAACGATTATCATATCGGCAGATGTATTGAATATTTCAGCTTCTTTCAATACTGTTACTGGAAGTAATATAAACGGTGATAATGCCTATAAACTCTTTACATCGATAAGTGGTTCGGGTGCAAGATCAGCTGGATTTACTGCAAGAGCTGTAGACGTAAAGCAACAAGATTTCTACTTCATTAGAATAGACAATTCAAAATACAACTATTCAACTAATCCAACATATGTTACTGGTAGTGGAGATGGGTTCATAAACAATACACGATTCTCAAATGAACCTGTTACTTACATAACATCCATTGGTCTTTATGATAGAGTTGGTGGTGACTTACTGGCGGTTGCCAAATTGAGCAAACCACTTCAGAAGTCTTTCAATAGTGAGTTATCAATTACTGTAAAACTTGAGTACTAAACATTATGACACAGGCAGATATTTTACTACGGAAAAGTTTGAGAAATGGAAAGACGTTTACCCCATTTGTAGACGATATAGATATTTCTCCTAATCAAAAAGAAGTCGTTTCAGCTCCATTGTGGTCGAATAGTCGTGCCTCGTTGACAGCCGTATTTACGAGTTCTGCTCAATCTGTAAATCAGAAACGATACTATTATGAACTATTCAATAGTCAATCCAATCTTCAAGGAGCTGAATCACAGTTTAGTGTTGCGTATGGTGATTTGGTAGGTAGTGGTTCTGCAACTGGTTCAGGTGCACAAAACCTGTATGATTATCCAACAAAAGCGGTATATGCACAATATAAACAAATGCTTTTGAATGCGGGTGATAATACATTTACATTTAGAAACAACGAATCTTCAGATTATATCTATGTAATCAATATAAACAGGGCAAGATTCAAAGATAGAGTTGATACCAAAACATGGCAACTAACATTATCTGGCTCTAATGATGAGTATATTACACTCATAGATGATTCAACTACAACAACAACTGAGTTAGCACAACAAGGTGGTCGTGTATTCAATGTTAGAAGTGGTTCTATTTCAGATGGTATTTATACACAAGATACAACGCCATGGGGACTTTTCTATCCAGATAGAGGTGTAATCGTATTGAATGGACAGGCACTTGATGCATCGGCTTCTTTCAATACACAAAGAGTACCGGCTACTGCAAGTGGATATGATAATGCGTTGACGTTGTTTACATCCATAAGTGGTGCCATGGCTGCCAGTTCTGATTATGCCTTTCAAGGAAGAACGAGTGAGGTTTTCTCTTCAACCTATTATTTTGTACGTATGTTCAATGGTGAGTATAACTACTCAACAAACAACTCATTTGTAAGTTCTAGTACTGGAGTTCTAAAGTACGATTCGATGGTAACAGATCCACAGGTTTACATAACAACGGTTGGTCTGTATGATGATAATCAGGAATTATTGGCGGTGGCAAAATTAAGTAAACCAGTCAAAAAGTCATTTGACCGAGAGCTGGTAATAAAAGTTAAACTAGATTACTAAGATAAAATATGGCAACTACAACTATAAGTAATTTATCGCAGCAACTGAGTAGAATACCGGATAATGATCCGAACAAAGCAAATTTGGTTGCCCAAACTGCCCAACTTGCTGCTAATGCTCAGTCTCTGACAAATGCAATATCAACAGCGGTTCAACGGTTTGAGTTCGATATTACATCGCCACCGTTTGTAGACCCAACTGGTGCAAATGTTGGTACCGGAGTATTTGATCAAGGTAGTTTATTGACCGATACACCAATTGGTGGTATTGATATAACAGGTGGTGTTATTCCACCGCCAGTTGCACCACCACCACCGGTCAGAAGAAATAACGAACCTGAGTGTGATTATAGATACTCATTCGGTTGTCCTGAATTTTCAAGGATACCAAATGAACCTGGTTGTAGAATTGTCCTACCCGTGTATAGAACGTGTTTCTCACCTCCAAACATATTGGCTGTTAGAAGTGGCGCGAGTCTATCGTATGCTCCTGAACTTATGGGGTATCTTGATATTACAGCCTCTGGTTCAGATGTGGACGAAACAGATACTAACTTTGTTCAGAACGGTGTAGTTGGAACAAGAAGAATAACAGGTAGAAGACTTACAAAAGAATCTTTGATTTCAACTATTCAAGGATTTGGTTCATTTGCAACTGCTCAAACTTTTCTTCCTAAACTAGTTGATAGACCGGATTTAGGAGAAGGAATAATTGGCTCGGTTTCAACCACACCACGTCCTGGTAGTAGTAACGCAGTAATAAGAGAGTTCAGTCAATTTGATATGACTGCAATTCTAAACAACTTATTGAGTGTTACAACATCAGCTGCTCCAGGATTTAGAACACCAACTGGAACTATAAATGAGATTGCAGATGATTTGGCAAGAAAATGTGATTTATCAAAACAACCAGATTTCTGTCTTTCTAACGTAACATTTACTCCAAGAGTAGTTGCTCCACCACCCGTAACACAGTCTGGTCCATTTGTTGACAGAAGGAACCGAGTTGAAATTCCTGGAACAAGAAGACCAACAGATCAAACAGAAAAGAGACAACTTCAAGTTGTAGATCCAGAAACTACACCTAGAGTAAAACATCCTAATAAATCATGTGTTCTTGCCATACCTGTCTCATATGAGGACATTCAAATTTGGCAAGTAGAATACGGATTTCCCGTTTATGCTAACTCGGATTTTTCTGGAAACATAATAAACTACATTCCAGCTGAAAACGGAATTGAACTTTATCCAGTATCACGTGGAACATTTACAGAATACATAAATGAAATTCCTGATCCAAACTGTGGATACAGAGAAGTGGTCAGAGAATACGAAGAGGATGATCCTTCAGATAGATGTTTTGGAATAATCAAGAAAGACGTAACACGAATATATGAGGATGGTCGTCAAGAGCTTGTGGCTACCGGTGTTTTTGTAAGATATTATCGTAAACAAGATGCAGATTGTTCACCTGAAACTGTAAAAATCTATCACCCATTAGATTTAGGACGTGATGTGATGACTGCAAAAGTTCGTGCAAAAACAAAAGGATTATTTGACGGATCGCAAACATTAGAGTGTCATCATACAAGTTCAACTCAAGCAACGGCATCAAAAACACATTATTACGAAGTAACTGATTGTGATTCATGTGGAAGAACTCCGTACTTTGCAGTCGCTTATGGACATAACCGTGGCTCAGGGTCTGTTTGGTCAGTGGGTGAACTAAATGATACCCCAACACGTGCCATTTATTCTCAATATAGATTACTTGCATTAGACTTACCAGATACTGAATTTACTTTCTACACAAATGGTGTAGCTACCTCGTCAAAAGATGTTTATGTCATAAACTTCTCAAGAACCGGTATGAGTGATAGAATTGATCCGGGAAATTTTGAAATTTCACTTGCCGAGTTGAATGGTGGTGATTATGCAAATAATGTGTTTACCGGTAGTAACGTCCAAGTGTCTGCATCAAATAAAGTACTCACGTTCATTGATGATTCAGATGATAGATCAGATACAATATCATGTGCTCATGATCCATACGTTTCTTATGCTATCGTAAGTGGAAGTTTAAACGACGGAATTTATACATCGAATTCCCTCCACACATATGGTATTGTCTATCCTAATCTTGGAATAATGGTACTTGATCCTTATAAGTTGAATAGTGAGCTTTCATTCAATACCGTTACCGGTAGTAACGTTGCTGGTGATAATGCTTTCAAGTTATTCACATCTATAAGTGGTTCTGGAGTGATTGGTTCATATATGAAAGCCAGAAATGTCAAGTATAAGACAACAAATCATTTCTTTGTAAGAGTTGCTTCATCACTGGCAAATTATAGTAGCAATCCAACATATGTTAGTGGTAGTGAAGGTGCTTTCTTCCACCCATGTTTTGAAAAAAATCCACAAACATACATAACAAGTATTGGACTCTACAACGATTTCAACGAGCTTCTTGCTGTAGCCAAACTGAGCAAACCAATAAACAAGTCTTTCGATAATGATGTTCTTGTAAAAATCAGACTAAATTGGTAATATGGCATCCGTATATGAAATCAGAGAGTTAGGATTTATTGGATCTCTATGGAGGGGTAAAACAGATTCACCAAAGAATGTTGGTAAAACATTCGAGGTTCGTTTACTTGTTGACGGCCAATCGTTAGGGGGGACTGTAACTCCAAATTTAGTACAACCTCCAATAGATGCACCAACTCCTATTTTATCAACATCTGTGATTGGACTTTCTCAACAAGAACGAGAAGACATTCGACTTAGACTGGCTAACCAACGGCGTTTCTATACGGGTGGACGGACTAAACTTTACTTTACAGACGAAACTGATTTAGATTTAGTTAGACTAAACGAGAACTTGGTAGATTCCGATTTTTCATTTGAAGTCGGTAAGTTATCCTCGGATGTGATAGAAGATTATCTAGTTCAGATGAGAGTGGACTCCTCTTTCTTGAAGAGTAGAACTGTCCTTTATAGATTCAACAAAAAACAACCAAAGAATATTACATATAGTAAATTACCAATTCAATCCGGTTGGAATTTTGATACATCAGATGAGATGGACATTCGGTATTCAAACAGTTTTGAAGATACCGCCGTTTACGTTGAGTTTGTAATACCCGTAAGTCCTAAAGAACTTTCAAATCTTATCAGAGTATTTGGTGGGAATAGATTTACACTAGTCGAAACGGTAAATACTCTACAAAACCAAGGTATAGATACACCTCCATATCAGACAACCTCTGTAAATTCTACAGTTGGTATGAATAAGTTTGATTTGATCGACTTATCTCAAATGGTTCTTGGCACTCCATTGGAATTAGATACAACGACCGGTCAGCGTGTAGTCAGTACAACTACAGAACCATTTGGCATCGATCTTACAGTAGACGGTGAACCAAAAATATCAGTTCTACCTGCAAAACCAGAATTTGTTGCGGTATTTTCATTGCCAACAAACAACGAGAATGAGTTAGCGGCAAAACGTGCTTTGGACTTATTTACTCTAAACAAGGCCAGTTTCACCATATCGAATATAGACCAATTCAATTCTGAATTGAATGGTGTATTATATAAGATACAAAATGCAACGACTATTATAAATGACCCATTCCTTTCAGATAAGACTGCAAAATTCAACGCACTCGTTCAGATAAAACTAAATGAGTTTGTAAAGAACTATCTATATGAACAAATTTGTATCATAGAAGATGTAGATATACCTGAAAGAGAATCTGAACGTTGGTCGATAGATGAAAACGGAAATATCATCATATTACCACGAGTAAATGTTTTACCTCCCGATTTAGTATCTAAGGCGGTTGACGATAAGAGAAATTTAGACATATTTGATTCTTACATTGATGAGTTGATAGATGACTTGACTATTGATGATAATAGTACTTATGTATTCAAAAAAGTTTCAAAGGTATCTGATTATTCACTTCCCATACTTAGATACAAGACAAACGGGTTATTTAGATGTACAGGTGAAAAGCTATCAACATTTTATACTGGATCACTGACTACCAAACAAAGTAAGTACTACCTCACGGTATTCAACGAAAAACAATATACAGATGAATCATATCATCAGTTTGACATAACATATTGTCATATATCTGGCTCAGGTTCTAGTCTTATTGAAAATGAAGTAGACTTATATCCTGCAAAAGCCATGTATCGTAAGTATATGTTAGAATGTTTTGGTCACACAAACGGAAAGTTTCCGTTCAAGAATGGGAAAAATGGTGATTACTTCTATGTAATTCAACTTGATCGAAATCAATACAAAGAAAAATTAGACGCTGGTAATTTTGAATTGGCTTTATGTGAACTTACATCCGGTGGAACAGAGACATCACCAACATCTACTAGATTTTTTACGTTGATAGATGAAAGTAAAGATACAAAACAAGAAGTAGTTACTGATGAAGGCATACAGGAATATTACTATGTTACGTCTGGATCATTACGTGATGGGGTTTACAATGAGCCCACAGATGACGCTTGGGGAATAGTATTTCCAAAAATGGGTCTCATAATCTTAGATGGTGTAGTATTAGATCAATCATGTTCATTCAGCACGGTGACTAGTTCGACTGATGGTCAAAATTCTAATAGACTTTTCTTGGCTATAAGTGGTGCGGCTGTACCAAATGCATATCGTCCAAGTGGTTCGTTTTTTGCAAGATCGTTTGAAACATTTTTGACTGAAACCTATTTTTGTAGGGCAGACTTCAACGAGTTCAACACGTCCACTAATTATACTTATACATCTGGTAGTGGTAATTTTTTGAAGTATGATTACTTCTCAAAAGATCCACAGTCATACATAACAACTGTTGGTCTATACAACAGAGAAAAAGAATTATTGGCTATCGGTAAACTAAGAAATCCGATTCGAAAGAATGACGGCAAAGTAATTATATTTGAAGTAGTACTAAGATTGAACTAATATGTCATTTCAAACTGGAAATACAATAAGTCTTATTTGGAAAAAACTCAAAAAAGGAGATTACACAGTTCGTCCTTTTGAGGTTTACAAGTTGTGGGAAGTTTCATCTGATGTAAACGACGCCGTAACATACTACGGTAGATTTGGAATAAACGTTTATAGGGCACTATATCCTGAGAATCATAAGTACTACGGTGGTATTGCAAATCTTTCATCTTCACTCTACGAAAGAGTTTTTACCTCTCAAAGTGTTGATCCTAAAATGCTTTGGTATTATTTAGATCACAACTTCTATACGGAATACACAAAAGACAAAATTCCTAATGTCATCACCGACTATGATAGAGTAACATATCTTGCAGAATCAAGTTCTGTTATGGTACTGCCACAGGGTGTTTTTGGTGAAGGTATCCGTAGAAACTCTGTTAGTTTTACCAGTTTTCACACTATTGCAAATAAACAAGTCTCTATGCAAGATGATGGAAAGGGTAACTTGATTGATACTGATTTTGATCAAACAAAAATAGTTGGAACGGATAACTTGTACCTGTATGTAGGTTTCAACGAAAAGTATCGAGAGTATAACTTTAGAAATAAACCAACTCAATTTGTAATGGATGGTTCTCCAATATCAAATGAGATAGAGTCATACAATACGAAGAATATCTCATACCTACCTGGAATTTATGTAACAAATACATCTCAGTCAACAGGGACATCGGCATACATTGACGGTGGTTATTACGAAGTAAAAAGTGCAAATAACTTCAACTTCAGTGGTAAAACGAGTTTTGCACTTAGTTTTTGGGTAAATATACCCCCAACACAGTCGAATCTTCAGTTGACTTATAATCAGCTATTTGATAAAAAAACAGTGAAGGACATACTTGTTCGAGATAATCAAACAAAAAGAGTATCTGGAATTGAGAACACACAATATGACTCAAATGCAAATAATGCATCAAATTACCCATTTGATGTAAAACTCTATAATCAAACGGCCGGAGAAAACTACAAGCACAGAATAGAATTTTCACAAAAGTCTGGTAATTCTATGTTCTCTGTTACATCAAGTATGATTTCACATTCCATGTGGAATCACATAGTTTGTCAAAAGAGTGCAAGTTATTATCAAGTTTGGGTGAATGGAGTTCTTCAAGGACAAGTAACGGGTTCAATAACACAGAGTACTGCAAACGAAAACAGATTTTTCATAGGAAGCAATGGAACATCTCAGGGTAATTTCTCCGGTTATCTTGATGAAATCAGAATTTACAAGAGAGGATTGACTACTGAAAACATAACCTATCTTGGTGACAATAGTTTTGAAACAGGGTATGCGTACCAAACTCCACGTATAGGAAACGTTTTTTATAGATCAGGTATGATTGTAGTTTCTGACCCAAGACCAAAATATGCAAATGTGTTCTTGGGTGAAAATGGAAACTACGATTATAACGGGATTCAGTATGGATTTACTGGTTCATTCAGATCAACAACTACGTTTTATGAACACGAAGTCACTTGTAAATTGAGAAAGAACGAGTTCAATTTCACTCAAAATTGGACTGTAAGGCAGGATAAAGATGTTTCGTCTCAACTGGTTGATGATTATGTAACGAGTTCATTCTTCAATCCATATATTACTACAATCGGACTTTACAACGAAAAGTATGATTTGGTTGCTATTGGAAAATTGGCATCACCACTTGCTAAAAGAGATGATGTAGATATGAACGTTATAATTAGATTTGATGTCTGATCAGAGGTACTAATGAAAAGAAATGCAGTTGCGATAAAACATGGTTTCAAATCAGGATTGGAGGATGTTACAAATGAACTACTCAAAGAATCCAAGAAAAAGTACAGTTACGAAACCGAGAAACTTTCATATGTGAAACCAGCCACAAACCACACCTACACACCCGACTTTGTTCTACAAAAGAAAAAGGGTGGAACAATGTACTTGGAAACAAAAGGACGTTGGGTAAAAGCCGATAGAGAAAAGATGGAACTGATATTCAACCAATATCCAAACATAGATATTAGGTTTGTCTTTCAGAATCCAAACGCAAAACTCTACAAAGGAAGTAAAACAACCTATGCCCAATTCTGTGAGAAACGGGGTTGGTTGTGGTCAAAAAAAGAAATTCCACAAGAATGGTTGGATGAGTGTTTGTAAATCTCCTCAAATAGTCGT